TGAGGTTTGAACTCTTTCAGTTCTGCACCAATTTCAATCTTACGAGGCTTTTTGTGTTCTGGAATAATGTTTTCCAGACCGATTCGCAGAATACCATCTTTGAATTCTGCACCTTGTACTTCAATTGTGTCAGCAACCTTGAGAGTCTTGGTGAATGAACGAGTGCCAATACCACGGTGAATATAATATACTTTATCCACTTTGTCTGCTTTTTCACCTTTGATTGTTAGATTGCCATCAGCGACAGTAATCTCAATCTCATCTTTACTAAAACCAGCGACAGCAAGTTCTACAAGATAACGATTGTCATCAAGTTTTAGAATATTATGTGGTGGAAAATTTGATGCGACTTGCTTCACATCAGCAGCCATCATCTTTTCAACATCATCAAAGAAACGCTCAAAACCAAGTGTTGAAGGGACCAAAGGTCCAAAAGAAACACGTCCTATTGTCATATAGTTCTCCTTATAAATCAAGCAAGTAAAAAGTTTCTGCCCCGAAGGCACAGATTATCCCGCTTACTTTATGCGGGGTCAACTAACGAGTGACAGTGAAATCTCCCGGACGCCTTATACCGTAGCATCAAACAGCCCTAAGGTGGGTTCATACCTGTGGACATTTAACCAGCCTTCACAGGTATGCTGGTTCCCATCCCGAAGGGATACTTTTATTTATCTTTCAAAATCGTATAGGCATCACGATTTGCCAAAAATTTTCTATATGGATTGGAAGGATTGTAGACTTCAATGAATTTAGTTCCTGCTGATTCTTTCACTTTGTCATAACTTTCAGTGAAGACAACATCTCCAGTATATAGATTTTTCAATTTCACAAGTTTGATTTTCATGATTAGCTCTCACTCTTTTTCTTTCCTATAGTATATTTACTTAGAAGTTCCCATTCATCTTTTTCACGATATGAAATTATCTTGATTTGATGTATGGGTGCCAAATCATCTTTGATTCTTTGTTTTTCTTCAGACAAAATCTTTACTAAACCCCATTCTTCAAGAAGATTGGCAATAGCATTTCGTCTTTGTAAATCATTTTCCGTTATCGTTGAAGGTTTCCCGTCAAGTGCAAACAGTTCTTTGAAATGTAGAATTACGTATCTACCTTGTTTATGTAAAATATGGCATGATTGATACAACACTTTTTCTTTACGAGAAGAGACACCAATTCTAGTTAGTGTCTCACGAACCTTCAAGAACGCATCTTCGTCATCAAGTGTTATTTCAATGCCAACTCCTTTAAAAATATCAGACATATCATTTCCTTAATCCACCGATCTCGGTTTTTTCTTTTATTTGTTGGATTTGCTCATCACTAAGCAGCCGCAGAACTTCTTTGGCTTTTGTGTCTGAATAGTTGAAATAGGCCTTTATACATGCTATATCGTCACTTTGTTCAGACTTAACCCACTTTGTAAAAGGTCTTTTCTTTGACCTGACAGTATTTATAAGAAATGAATTTTGTAACTTATTGTCAAGAAAAGGACGCATGTTCATTTCGTTTGCAAATAGAACACAATCATAATGATACGAAAGTGCCCTATTTGTCAGAAATGGATTGTATCCTTTCTCGGTTGCTTCATCCACAATCAAATTCTGTTTACCTTGCAGGATTTGTGCCACATAATCAAAAGGACTGCTCATCAATAAAATCCCATTTTCTTCACTTGCTTAGGACTTGCATTGTTCTGTTTATGGAAAATTTCAGCAAGAGAGTAAGACTTTTTACCATCTTCTGGAGTAAATTCAATATTCAGAGTTTCAGCAAGTTTCTTCGATTGTTCTGGTGTATAATTCTCAAAAGTCACAATATCAAAACAACGACCAGGACGAATCAGTGCAGAATCAATATCGCTGATAGAAGGCAAGTTTGTAGAGAAGATCATTTTCTTGTTCTTCATGCTAATCAAACCATCACCTACGTTCAGAAAACGATGCATCATTGAGTTACCATCAGCACGAGACTTCAGGAAGTTGTCGGCGTCTTCAATGACCATGACTGCGGCATCGTCTTCAATGAATCGTGCAAAAATATAGTCTTTGTTTAGAATACCTTCATCATATGTAACGATAGCATTTTTCTGCACATGATTCAATAGTCCACGAATGAAAGTAGTCTTACCAGTACCAGGGGGACCAATCAGCAACAGAATAGATGCAGAAGATTCCATGAAACGATTGTAGTAGTCTTCAATAGTTTCTTCTTTCAGAAACGGATACATTTCTGTAATCGGAGTCTTCTCATCTGTCATAGGAATGTTGACAGACTCACCGTTTGCAGAATAGACCCATTCAATATGACACTTCGCAACATCAAATGTTGAAACAAGTTCTTTATATTCAGTCTTGACAAAATCTGGATCACCCGCAATCGTAACATCAACAGTGTTACCATGTGCAGAGTAATCGACATAGTTCAGTCCATCAATGACCATACCATAACGATCACTAAACTGAATGACTTGACGATTGGTGTTTTTGTTGCGAATGTATTCGTTCCAGTCACGCTTATTGACAACCAATTCTTCAGAAACAGAAACAGTAGACAAACCGTTTTCTGTTCGTGCGTTTACCATATTGGTAATGTAGTGGTCATTCAGAGAAGTGGATGCCAGGAAAAATTCTTTACCACTCTCATCACTGTTCAATTCATCCATTTCTGTAATCTTTCCTTTTCTTGATAGACCATCAGTCCACTTACGTTCGGCTTCATCTTTCATATCGAAATACTTCCTTTCACTTATTGCTAGAGCATTGCTTGAGTATCGCTTGCGTCTTACTGCCCTTTTGACTTTGTTTTTGGAAACGTAGCCCATTTGAGCCAGTATTTTATCTAAATTCATTAGAAAATCATCCTCAATAATCCTAAAGTATCAATACTTACTAACAGAAGATAGTTAGCCAACATTCCGAAAGACTTGCGAGTGTAAGCAGCCCAAGCGTACATAGCACAGCCAGCAATCCAAATAGGATACAGTACCATAAGAGGCGGAGTAGGAACTGTAAGAGCCATAGTGATACTGCAACCAATGCTAATAGCCCAAGCAAGCAACTCAACAGCAAACCTAAAAGGATGGCTGCGATAGTCATCTTTGATCCATCCAAATATGTTTAGCAAGATATCATTCATACAAACTCGCAACTCGCCATTAGTTCAGTTAGACATGCAACCAGATTGATTTCACTATCAGCAACGAACGCTTGTTTATAACTATAATCAGCAATAATCAAAACTGCTTGAGGAATTGATTCTGGCTTCATGATATCATACAGACCATCATAGATTTGTCGGAAGACTGTATTGTTATCATAGTCACCAGATGCTACCCATTTACGAATGTTCGCAAAGTCTTTCTCTCGCAGGTATTTTACAACTTCAGAGATAGAAACATTGGCAATCTGATTCAGAATACCGGAATCGATCTTACCAAATTGTGCATAACGCTGAAGTTCATTGATAACACGGCGGAAGTCAGGAAAGTGTTTCTTGACAACTTCTGCGATTACCTTTTCTTCAAACTCAACTTTTTCACTTTGCAAAATGTCCTTGATACGAGTAAAGAACTGTTTTGCCATACCAGCCTTCTCGTTCGGACGCATTGTGAAGTCAATTACTGCACAACGAGAATGAAGTGGTTCAATGATCTTAGTCTTGTAGTTACAAGTAAAAATGAAAGAACAGTTACCAGAAAACTCTTCAATCGCATTACGAAATGCTGCTTGTGCGTTTGGACTCAGATAGTCTGCTTCGTCAATGATGATGACTTTGCGACCACCAGAAAGACTCATTGATGATGCATAATTTTTGATCTTGACACGAACGGTATCAATACCATTCTCATCAGAACCATTGATTATCATGAAGTCGCATCCGACTTCGTTGCACATCGCTTTCGCTACGGTTGTTTTGCCAACTCCTGGTCCACCCGCTAGAAGCAGATTCGGAATTGTTTTTTGTGAGACATACTCCTGAAACGGCTTCTTTAGCCGTTCCGGAAGTACGCAGTCTTGAATTGTTTTTGGGCGGTAAGTCTCACACCACAACAGATGTTCCATGATATAGTTCCTTGCTCAAATAAATCATTATATATTACTTCTCGTTCAACTTCGGGATAACTTCAAGAAAAGGTTCATTGATTCGTATATCATTACCACTAATCATTTCAATGATACATCCACCTTTGCTGACTTCACGAACAATTTGAACATTCACAGGATTCACTGCTACTGTACATCCAGTGGAACTTTCAGTAAAAAATTTCAATGCCATAATCAACCTTTCGTGAAAGTAGAACCAGTTTCGGTTGCAATCCAGTATTCAATCGGAACATTCTTGTTCATGAAATGTGAGATACCCTTTGACGAAATTTTCACTTCGTAATGACCAGGCAAAATCTTGGAAATGTTCTCTGTCTTGAAAATCATCTTATAGGAATTACCAGTGTTATTCACATTCAGTTTCAATGACTCAGTATGTGCCGCATCGTTCGCAGTGTCGATGGTGTTGATTGTTACATCAGTGCCGTCAGATTGTACGCTGATCTGTGGTGAACCAAGAACATTGGCAGCATCCATGACCCAACGGAAGTCATCAGCAGTCAGATCAAATGTGATTTCAGCCTCAGGCATTTGAACATTTTTCTCGGGTGGAGTAACAATCATGCTTTCATCACATGCACGATACTTGATTTGGCTACGACCTTTTAGACCAGAGATAACAACATTCTTAGAATCAAAGTTTAGTTCCAAATCATTCTTGTGTAGGGATACCACTGAAAGAAATTCGTTCACATCATAGATACCAAAATCACTTGGGATCTCATCCGAGATTGTTGCTTGTGCTAGAATATTTTTACCAGCAGATACAGTCTTCAATACTTTACCTTTCTTCAGAAAGATACCAGAATTGATACTGCCAAAGTTTTTCAATACAGAAATAGTGCTATCAGATAGTTTCATAATCAATCTCCAATTTGTGTTTCATTATCAAGGGAATACAGTATATCATGTTCATACAGAAAAAACAAGCAACACATAGCATGGGCCAAGTGATGAATGCCAGATTCAGGATCTATTTGTTCACCCATTTTCCATGCCCAGACATGACGTTGCATGGCATCAAAGTACCTGCGTTTAGAATCTGGTACTTTTTTCCAGTTATCTCGTTCATACTTCTGTGCGCCAAAAGTAAGAACTTTTACCATTTCTTGCAAAGCAAGTGGTGGCACCAGACCATATTCTAATTTGCCACCGTCAAATTTTCGTCCAGACTCTTTTTCCAGTTTCATCATCTATTCTCCAAGTTTTACCTTTCAATTTTTTCGCCCCATTTTTATCACCCTTCAAGTTTTCGCAAATCTTTCCTTTATTCCAAGGAATCTGCCCCTTTGAACTTTCAGACATTTTCTTCAAAGATTCTTCAGAATAGATTCCTGTTTTACCTTTGTTCCATGTATCTTTGCCTTTTTTAGCCATGGACATTTTTTGTTTGGTTTCATCTGATCTTTTTTTACCAAGATTGTATGTATTATTTTTATTCCTTTCTCCCATGTTTTTTAGGACTTCTTGAGAATACACACCGGTCTTACCTTTATTCCATGGTTCTTTTCCCAAACGAGATTCACTCATCTTTTTTCTAGTTTCTTCTGAGTGTTTCTTACCGTACATTGGATGTTTTTGGGAAGAAAAATTTTGATGATTCATCCAATGAGAAAAATGATGATTATATACATTATAATATTTTTTACTCAATTCAGACTAATCAATCATAGACAACCATTTATATTCTTCTTCCAACAATTTTATTTTGTCTTTTATATTTGTTTCCAAAATTCTTCTTTTGAAATCTTGTTTT